TGATTTATTTTTTTGAGAAGCCTTGGAAGTACGATAGTGAATGGGATGCTTATCAGGCATCATTATTGAAGGAGAAGGAAAATGCCAAAAAGACACGGGTCTAAGAAAGATAGGCAGAAACTCACGGTAGTTTTTAGGCCTAATTCGGATTTAAAAGAGCAGTTAAATTTTCTGGCACTTAGCCAAAACAGAACTATGAATGGTCAGGTTCTGGATATCCTTGAAAAGTTTTTTAAAGAAAGAGTGATTTAATGTTTCCAATTGAATATGTGTCTCATTCCCGCCTTGAGTTGTTCCGCAAAAGCCCAGTCTTGTATAAAAAAACATACATAGACAAGGTTGTTCAGCGTGATCCTTCTCCAGCTATGATCCTTGGATCTTTAGTTCATGCTATGTTGCTTGAACCAGCTACAGTTAGTCAACGCTTTGCGGTTGCTCCTGTCTGCGATAAAAGGACTAAGGTTGGCAAAGAAACTTGGGATAATTTCAAATCATCCTTAACAGATGGTGTTGAAATTATTACCCATGATGATGTCGAGCAAGCTAACAAAATGATCTCTGCAATTGCAGAAAATTCTGCTTCGCAGTATTTTAATTCGCCATCGATCATTAAAGAGCAAGAGATTTTAACCACTATTGAATTTGATGGGCAACCATTACAAATCAAGTTCATACCTGATATGTACTGTCCAGAAAAAGGGTTGTTAGTTGATCTGAAAACTGTTGGCTCTTACGATCCAATGGACTGGGCGAAAGAATGTGTCTTCAATGGATACCTTCGTCAGATGGCTTTATATCGATTTTGTCTAAGGTCGATGCACATTCCAATTAACGATGTTTACCATATCGTTGTTGATAAAAATGAGTATCCTTCTTGCATGATCTGCCAGTTTGATTCAAGCGATTTGGATCGGGCAGAGAACCAAGTTTTTGAAGCGATTCGCAAATACCTTGCTGCTCATCAGACTGGTAATTTTGTGCCTGAGTATTATGGGGTTGTTCCCAAGATCGTAGCACCCGCTTGGTCTTGGAGATAATATGAAAATAGACCCAATACTCTTTACCCTTCCTCCATCAGCTAATAGCTGCTGGAGGAATTATAAGGGTAGAGTGATACTTAGTGAAAAGTATCGCCAATGGCGGGAGGAAAACCTTCACCATGTCGATGATCGAAATAAGATTGAACCCTGTCTATTTCCTGTCGATGTATTAATTATGGTGTACCCTGGAAAAAACTGGAGAAAATCTGATCTGGATAACCGAATTAAGCCGATATTAGACCAACTCCAGCATTGTGGGTATTTGCTGGGTGATGATACTGATTGTGTTAAATCTATCACCATTAAGTTGTGTCAAAAGCTTAAAAATGACGATGAATCTTATGTTGCAATTGAGCTTACCAAAAACTGAAAGAAGGGGTTATAATGTTTAAGAATAAAGATTCGGGGAACGGAAGCCCAGAGGACAAGAAAATGGCAAAAATATCAAAGGTTGCAGCAGTTCAAACCTGTTCTAGAAGGGCATCCTTTATTGCAAGGGAACTCACAGGTCTTGAAATAATGCCTGACGAGATGTTTGCTGCTGCCTCTGAAGCTTTGGCTAATCTATCGGTGCTGTGGGAAGATTCAGAAGTAGCTAAACGCAAACCCGATAGCTACATCAATTTTGCTGCTTGTATGGCTTGTTGCGAATGGCTAAAGCTGTCAGGAAGGTTGACAGCAATGAACCTTACGAGCTTAATAAAAAGAAAGTTTCTGATCTTCTCCAAGATGTTGCAGAAACAATAGATGGTTTGTTCCCAGGTTTAATCGAGTCTAGAGGATGTCAACAGGCTATTTATGATGGGGTTTCAGTTACAGTCAATGGAATAGAAGCAAATGGATGGAGATGGACACAAAAGTTAAATGAAAGAATTGTTATACTTATGAGTCTGTATCCGATCCTTAAATTCCAATCGGCAAATAGTTCTAAGCTTTTAGAAATTGCAGAAGAGTTAGTTAGAAAGGATGGTAAATAGTTATGCCAGTATACATTGGTGATGAATTGTATTTAACGAGTCCAGAAGCCCAGTTAGTTATGGGCGTTAAAGCTGGATTGATTGCTCATTATTTCTATCGAAATGAATTCCGTGGGGTAATAGACATGAGTGATCAGAAGCCTTTGATGGATGCGATCAGGTTAGTTGGTATTGAAATTGATCCAGTTGAGCTAGAAAAGTTTAACAAGAAAAGTAAGTCTCATTTCTTGGTTCCAATGTCATCTGTATTAGCTAAGATGATGAGGCGGGAAACAAGGAAGATTACTGCTAAAGAAAAGAAAATTGCTTTAGCTTTAAAGAGAGAAGAGAAAGCTAAAGAAAGACAGTTAATTGATGAAAAGGTTAAGGAAGCTGTCTTAGAGCAGATTAACATGAGAAGAGAAATGGAAGGTGTTTTTAATGCCGAATCAAATGGATAGCAAGTATTTTTTGAAAGATCCATCTGTTATTTCTTTTAGCGGTGGTAGAACATCTGGGTTTATGTTGGCTAAAGTTCTGGAGGCACATGAAAATGTTCTTCCAGAACATATTAAAGTTGTTTTTTGCAACACAGGTTTGGAGCATCCAAAGACTTTGGATTTTGTTCAGAAGTGTTCTGAAGAATGGAAGATAGATATAGTTTGGCTGGAGTATGTTGGCAGAAAAATAGATCCAAGATATAAGGTAACTAATCATAAAGATGCTTCAAGAAACGGAGAACCTTTTAGCATTTTGATCGATGAAAGACAGTATCTTCCTAATCCTGTTGCCAGGTTTTGCACAGTCGAATTAAAAATAAGATTGCTGGATCGGTATATGAAAGATGTTTACGGCAAACTGTTTCATAAGCACAATCAACTTATTGGATTGCGATACGATGAGCCAAGAAGGGTTGCTAACATAAAGAAAAACACTAGAAGAAATCCAGCGTTAACACCTATGTTTGATGCTCGGCACACCTTGCCTGATGTAATGTCTTTCTGGGGTAAACAATCTTTTGATTTAGATATTCCTCAACATCAAGGAAATTGTCAGGGTTGCTTTTTAAAATCTAGATATCGATTGGATTTGGTTGCAAAAGAAACTCCCGAAGCTTTGGATTGGTGGATAGAACAAGAGAAAAAAATGATTGGTAGTGCTGTAGCTAGGCAACATACATTTAGAAAAGATCGACCAAGCTATGAAAATGTAATGAAACAATCTAGAATGCAGCTTCCAATGTTTCCAGATTTTGATGATACTGTTTCTTGTCATTGTACTGATTGAAAGGTTTATAAATGGATAGATATTTGCTCAGCGAATTCTTCTCCCGCTGTACTGAACACATCGTTGAAAGGGCTAATCAATACGATGCTCCAGAGCTAAATTTAAAGCGTATTGCTGACAGTTGGACTAACTTCTTGAAGCGTGAAGTATCGCCTTATGAAGTTGCTGTAATGATGGCGATGTTAAAACTTTGCAGACTTTCTCAGGGGTATCATCAAGATACTCTTGAAGACGCTGCTGCCTACATTGCCCTAGCTGAACTTCTTAAGGGTACTGAGGATGATTCCGCTTTAACTGATGACAGTAAACTTCACGATTTATGATCCTAATACAGCATGGTGAATGGCTTGTTTTATGACCATTTTCGTATGATCACGAAATTGATTTCGTGATCAAGTTTTCCCTTAGTTCACGCAAATGCGTTTCCCTTAACTAAGAGGGTTCCTTAGTCCATGATGCTGGACTTATTTTCCGTGATTCATTTTCGTTGCCCAACTTGAGAAAAGAGGGTCTTAAGGTTTTTGATTAAAACCTTTGTATCAGGAACATCAAATACTTCTGATCTAATCTTTTTACCATGACTGTGTACATAAGCTAACAAGAATGTTTCCCACGCTCGTTGACATGGGGTTGAATAGATTAGCTTTGCTGTTGGTGCAGACATCAGGTGTTCGCTGAACCTGGAGTCTAATCGAGATGTGAATCCAGCTTTAATCCTACCGTCTGAAAACTCTGGAACTAATAAGATTAGATAGAAGAACCCATCATCAGACATCTTGTCATTAACTGTTTCATCATCTTTGTTTACTGCGGTTCTTCCACGCATTAGCTCACGAAACAGACTGTACTGGGTGCTATCCATGACAGAACAAAAGTGTCCTTTGTCCGCTTTCATGCGGGTCAATGGTTTCATTTTCTTTTGCTTGATGAATGTTTCTATGTTTCTACGGATAGTTGTATACGCTAAGTCAAGGTCAGCAGCGATGTCCGTGAACGACCAAAAGTTTTTGTCATCCATTATATATACCTTGAGCCAAAAGAAAAGAGGGTCTTAACAAACCCTCTTAGGCTAACAGT